ATGGCAAGGCGTCGTCGGGTGCACCGAGCTGTCGCTCCAGGTTGTAGGTGCGGCGCACGATGAGTGCGCCGAGCTCGTTCTTGAGCACCCGGCCGAAGTAGAGACGAATGGTCAGACCCGTGCCGGTCTCGGTGACCATGGTGTTGTCAGACTTGTCGAACTCCAGCCTGTTGGCTGCGATGGTGCGAACACGCTTTTCACCGTTGTTGGCGATCGTCACGAAGTCCTCGCTGGCCCCGTCCCCGCCGATGAAGATCGCCTCGCCCTCGACCAGGCCCAGGGTGGTGAAGTCCAGGACGGTGGAGGTAAGCGCCGGGAAGGTGCCGGTCGCGTCGACGTCCAGGTCCGCGCTGCCGGCCTGATGACCGACCACGACGATCCGCGCGGTGGCCGGCGGACCGGCCTCTGTGACGAGTACGCCGGTGGCCACCTCCACGCTGGTGTCCGCGACCACGGCCGTGACCACGTTGACCGCGTTGTTGGCCGCGTTGGTGAAGTTCTGCCCCTGGATCAGGTCGCTGACCTGGAAGCCGGTGGTGGAGGCCACCTCGTACTCGTCCGGGTTGGCCGCGTCGATGTCGACCGCCGTGACGAGCTCCGTGCCCTTCTCGCGAAAACTGGCGAAGAAGAATCCCTGAAGGATGTCCTGCAGGTTGATCTGAGTTAGGTCCGTTTCGAAGCCGCCGGAGGCGTCCTCATCGGTGATGACACCCTTCTTGCGCTGTCGAGACGAGTTGATGGGATTGCGCGGCGTGAGCGTTGGATTGCCGCCGAAGTCGTTGTAGCTGTTGGGCTCCAGCACGTTCCAGACCGGACTGCCGGGAAGCACCTTGAAGCTGAGTTCCTCGGCGTACCGTAGTTCGGTGGCATTGCTGTCGATCTGTGTTACAGCCGTCATTTTCTTATTCTCCTATCGAGGCTTACCGCACCTCTGTGTACGTGAAGTCGGCCAAGAAATTGAATTGAAACCACTCGTCGTCTGGACCTACCTCGTTCACACGCACGTTGCGAAACCATACCTGGCGAGGAGTAGCGATCCCCTCGAAAGCATCAGTAAGCACCTTACCCAATGCGTAACCCGCTGACAACCCGCCTTCACCGTTGGGTATGAAGATTTGGACAGTGAGGATACCGCTCCGTTCGTACCGCCTGTTGGAGACCCCACCGCTGACGGCGTCCTGGTTGGCGTCGCCGTGCCGAACGGAGACCCTGGCCCAGGAGACCTGGCCGCTGGGGCGCTCTCCGGCCGTGTTCTCGTACAGAGCGGTCAGGCCGGTGGTGTCCCACGCCGTCTTGAACACGGTCAGAATATCGCTGTTGGCCTGGTCTACCGTCGCGCTCATCGAGCCACTCCCACGAAGGAAAGCACCGTGGTGGAGCCGGGTTTCAAGTCTTTAATGACGGTGATTTTCCAATAGGTACCTCCGTCCAGAACCTCCTGGAACCGGGTCAGATCCACGACGCCGGCCGCCAGGATCATGATCTGATCAGACTTCATGATCAGATCTTCCTGAACGGTGGCTATGCCGAGCCGTACCGCGCTGGCGGGCTCCACGAACACGGCGTCGTGCACGCTCGTGGCGTCGGGGGTGCCTCTTGCGCTGGCCGGTCCCTTCCAGGGCTCGTCGGTGTCCTGTAGGGTCTTATCGTGGCGGATAAAGGTAATCGATCTTCCATTTTCAGTGATGAGTCGTTGTGCGGTTGCGAGGAGGGAGACAAAATCAACCACGTATCACCCGCCCTGTACCGGTCACATACTCGGCGATCAACCTGTCCGCCGCCGGATACGGCTTGATCAGCTGCGAGATGGCCGCGCCGTCGACGTACTCCGTCTCCTCCTCGATCGGCCCCACCTTCTCGCGCTTGCGAATGACCGCGCGCCCGGTGGCGTCTATGGTCGGGTCGGGCATGAGCGCGCTGGAGAGCGCTCGCACGGCGTATTCGGCCGCCGACTGTTTCAGCTTGAGCGGAATGCCGGTGACGAATAGACCCTCCCGGTCGCGCAGGTGTACACGCGGGAACGATAGCGGCTGTGGGGTGACAGGATCGGCTCCGCCTAGGAGTGTCGCGCTGGACCAGCTGGCCGTGGTGGAGGTCTCAGTCGTGACGATGCTGTTGCCGCTCGTGCCCTTCTCCTTGGCCTCGGCTATCATGGTGTCACCCGTGCCGGCCTTGGCGGTCACCTGGGTGTCGCCGGCCAGCGCCGCGACCAGGTTGTCTATGGTCTCGGCCACGGTGGCCCCTATGGCGACTCCGGCTCCGAACGTCAGGACCGCGGTTCCGATGGTAACGGTCTCGCTCGAGATCGGCTGCGCGGTGAACGTCAGAGTGGCGCGGCCGGCCGACACGTCCTGAAACTCTCTACGGCCCAGGAAGCGGAGGCCCCACCGCTGCTCGATAAAGTCTGTGGCGGCCACCACGGCCCCCTCCTGGGCTGTCGCCCCCGCTGTTGACCAGCTGTTCTCGGTCTCGCGGTTGCGATCGGTCAGGTACGCCGTCACGAAGGCCGCGTCTACGTAGGCGTTGGCCCCGCTGACACCGGTGCCGTCTTCCAGGATAAGGGTCATTACGGTTGTTCTCCTCGCCCTATTCTGTACTGGCTGAAGTATTGCTGACTATCATCTATACTACCCTCCAGACAGAGTTCTCAAACACATTGATCAGTTTTGTTGTGGTATTGAATATGATCGCGCCCTCTGTGGGGTTGATCAGTGCGTCCCGCTGCGCCGTTGTCAGCAGGTATGCCACCTGCTCGTTCCCGCCCAGAAGCTGTCTCCTGAGCTTGTTCACAGCCGCCAGCGGCCGACCAGCATGGGCGGCGGCCACCGTCGCTCCGCCAGCGGTCTTCAATGTGAAGGTGGTGATGGAGCCGACCGCCGCCTCCGTCAGCGTGTGCCCTGGGAAGCGGTTCTCTATGTCGGTCCTTACGAGCTTCTTGCCCATTTTATTTTCTCCTACTGGATGCTGACCGACGCGTGAGTCACGGTTATGTCGGATGTGTTGTCGACGTTCTCCACCTGGAGACGGACCGTGTCGCCGTTGACGACGGACACCGGCACCACCAGGCTGGCGGTCGCGGCCGCCGAGCCAACATCGATCACCGTCTCCACGGCGTCTGGAAGAACAGCCCCGTTCTTCACCGCCCGGAAGCGATACTCGCTGGTCCCGCCCGCACCGAAGGCGCTGATGCTGGCGAAGATGGTCCCGGAGAATGGCTCGTTGCCCTGGTATGTCATCTCCCCCGTGATCGCGTCCGTCAGCGTCCAACCCGAGATGTTGCTGGCCGCGAGCGCCGTTCCGAGATCGAGGTCCGTGAAGGTGCTGATCGTCGCTATGACGGTGACGTCCGTGTTACCAGACACGAACATCGATCCAATGAAACGGCTTTCCTCCTGCCCCGGATTGTCGAAAGCGTTCACCCTTGCGTCAGACGCATTCAGGCTGGCATTCGAAAATGTTCCGGTGTCTGTGCCACCGAAGACCGCCACGATCTCATACGATACACCCGCCACTATGTCCGACGCCACGAACGTACCATTGTTCTGCGTCTGTGTGGTGAAGCCGGCTTGAACGACAGTATCTCCATCCGCCACGTTGTGACCTGCCGCGCTGACCACGGTGCGGACACCAGGAGCACCGCCGCTGTCCGCAAGGGCGGTGATGGAGCCAGTCTGAGTGTCGAAGAACGCGCCGGTTCCAGGGGTGAACGGGCTAGCGTCGATCCCGTTTATCCTGACCGTGCTGCCGGCGATCAGGTTGGAATGGATCATGAAGAAAGCCTCGTTCGCCTGGCTTGACAGCTTGCTGTCCCTGATGCTGAAAAACGAGGGCTGAACGGAGCCAGAGCTACTGCGGATGTCCACCGTGGGCATGGAACTGTCCACGAAGTTAGCGGAGAACATATCAGACCAGTTGCACTCGCAGTCGGTCACCACCAGGTCACCGTTCCCAGTCAGGAAGGAGGCGTTGTTAATGTTGAGTATGCAGGTGTCGAACGTGGAGCCGTCGTCGAAGTTGAACACGCTCGTGTCGTCCAGCTCCGTCAGGAACGCGGTCTGGGACGCTCCGCTCACGGCGGCGAAGACGCGGCTGCCTGTGTTTGTGATGACGAGGTTCCTGAGGATCAACTGTCCCTGGCCTCCGGTCCTGCGCAGGAACGCGCCGCCGGTCCCCGTGCTGGTCAGGGTGTTCAGGTTCTTGTTGCTGGAGACTATCTCCGCGGGAGTGAATGCGCCACCCGTGTCCGGGTGGAGGATCTGCTTGTCCGTGCTTATGGGAGCCATGAGCACGTAGACCGTGCCTACGGCCAGGACTATATCGCCGCCCGTTATGGGGAAGTCGGCCTCCTTATATATCTCTACGACATTGAACGGTTTGCCTGCCAGCACACGTCCCTTTGCAACCGCGTCACCGTCGCTCACCATGCCGCCCGAACCAAACGTGCCGGCACCAGCGCTAAGGACGCCATCCATCCTCAGGTCTTTGCGAAGGTTTATATTGCCCGCGTCGATGTTGCCGACGTTTAGGTTCTGTGCGTCGATGCCACCTACATCGAAGATGAGGAACTGATCGCCATTGTTGTCCAGCACGTAGGCGTAGCGTCCGACCGTGGTGATGGCTATAGGATTGAGGCCCACACTGACAGGAGTCGAGATAGCCACGGGGGCGGTCGGATCGGATATGTCTATAACCAGCATGTCGTTGTTGCTGGCGTCCACCGTGTAGGCGTAATTCCCCGACACGCTGATCGCACGAACGCTGGACGGCGCGGTCAGCGCGAGGCTACCGACCTGCGTAGGGAAAGCCGGGTTCGTGGCGACATCCCAAACCTCGAACGCGTCAGTATCCTCCGTGCCGACATAGAGGTAGCGTCCCTGGAACTTCGCGGAATGTCCGTCGCTGGAGATGAAACCCAAAGACGATAGGTTGGACGGGTCGGAGATGTCTATTAACTGAAAGTCCATGGAATTAGGCATCACGAGTATCTGATCCGAAATGTCAAAGTCGGTACGCCCCGGAGCGTTCGTGTTGAAGCTGTCGAGCAACACCGGTGAAGTCGGGTCCGACACGTCGAACGACCGGAGCGGACCATTCGCCCCGTTGAAACTGACGAACGCGGTTTTACCTTGCACCCGCACTCCACGCGCACCACCCCCGGCGACAATTGAACCTACAACGACCGGATTTGCTGGGTCGATCACGTCCACGATCACCAATCTGCCACCATTATCCTCATCGCTGTAGTAAATATAACGACCTGCGATATCTACACCACGACCGCCGCCGATGACAACGCTTCCTATCAAGTCGGGCGCGGCTGGATCAGTCACGTCATAGATGCGCAGGTCATTGTCGTTCGCGTCACAAATATAAAGATAGTTCGCCTGTACCACTGCAAACCGTGGATTTGCGCCAACAGCAGTAGCTGAGACTTGGACTGGAGTGTAGAGATTACCAACCTCTCCACCAGCCTGTTCTATGTCACCTAGCACGGTCTGCTTCTTAGCGACATCATCCCACGTATGGTTCGGATCGCCGTCCAGGACGCCTGAGTTGTTGTACTGTACCTGACCGTCGAGGCCACCTGGGCCAGATGCCGCGCCGCCAGATGTGAACATCCATGCGGTTCCATCCCATCTGAACTCGGCGTACTGCCCAGCACCGACTGTGGTGCCGTTGACCGTGATGGAATTCGTACTGGTGTCGTTGTTCAGGACGAAGAACTTGCGTCCCGCCGTCGTGTCGGTAGGAGCGCCCAATGTTTGGGAGTTCCCCGCCGTCGTGAGCGTGATCACCGTGCCCGAGTTAAGGTCGATGATGGCCGTCGTCACCGCCGCGTCGATCGCCGGATCTGTCGCAGTCGTGAAAGGTAAATCCGCGCTCGCACCACTTACAAGCTGTGTCCATACAACAGACGGCGTGATCGCCGTCAATATCCACAACGTATCATCGCTCTCCTGATATGCCCACTTACGTAGGTCATCCGGGTCGGTGAAGTCCGTCGATACAGCGGCAGCACGTGCCGCTGCGTCCGCGTAGGTGAAAGTGTGCGGCACGTGATTGTCGAGGCCGATGCTGTCTCTGTGAAATCCTGATAGTGACATCCTATACTCCCGGAGGCGGTGGATCGCTGAGCGGCGGGAATGCGGGCGCTGGCGTCGTGGTGTCCAGAGATCCCTGCTTTCCGAACATTATCAAGTGCCCACTGTTGTCTACCATGAGCTGAGCCGTGTTATTCACGATGAACCTGTTGATGCCGGTCGGTATCGAGAGCACGTCCTCCAGGGAGAACGCCTGGAAGTCCATAGCGAAGAAGAGCCCTCCCTGGGCGGGGTCGCCGATGAGGCTGAAATCGTTGTCACTTCTCATTGTAAGAAGCAGCGGAGCCCCGATCGTAAGGCTTAGCGCCCCCACCAGCTCTATGACGACCTCGGTGTTCGCGGTCCACTGGCTGGCGGGCATCGTCGTCCTGAAGATTATTACGCCGCCCGGTGTGCTGCCCTTCGACAGCTCCATCGTGACCGGGGACGTAGCGGCGACGGACCCAGTCTTGAAATAGTATTTGTACCGAAAGGCGGTGAGGAAGCTTGTGGCGGGCAGTTCAAAAAGGCTGCCCGTTATCTGGCCAGTCTCGTTCGATGAGAACACTACCCTCTCCTGCAGGGGGCCGAGAACGTGCGTGTGCGGTTGGCCCGTGCCAGCGTCGTCGAACACCACCTCTAGGAGTAGACTCTTACTGTTGCCCTCCGTTGAATTGACCTGTAGGTGCGATCCCACACCACCCAGGGAAACATCATCGCCAAAGAACAGGGTATCCGGGGACAGCGTCAGTCCGGTGTCCTCCCAGATGCCGTCCGCCCTGAGCTCCAGATGCGGGAAGTTGGTGTGCTCGTCGGCGGGCTCCAGGCGAAAGCTGCCATCAGTGAACTCGTCCCCAGAGAGATACATCACTCTCTGCGGATTGTGGATCGTCAGGTCGAAGGGTCCGTATGCCGGGCCGATTGTCATGCTCAGATCTCACGTCTGACTACAGGATCGTATTATTCTCCAATATATATATATGGGGCACACGCGCGAGCACTAATCACATTGGACGCGCTAAGACTCACAAACAGCAGATATACTTACTATCTAGACAGTAATTGATACAGTCCTACTACGACTGATTGCAGGTGACCCGTAGACGGTAGTGTGTGGCTCCCGCCACGGCGTTGGGGGTAGCCCTTACCCGCTTTGTATTCGCGGCCCAGGAGACGGTGAGGGGTGTCGCGGCCTGAATGGTACCGGCCGGCACGGCCTCGAACGTATCCTCGTTGTTGACGGTCTCTATGGTGATGTCCACCGTACCGCTGGAGGGTACCACAGGCGTCCCCGAGGCGTCCGAGTAGAACGACACACCGGCGAAGCAGTGGGTCTGCTTGGCGTCCGGCGCGGCCAGCGTGATCGTGGTTGCGACCAGCTCTATATCACTCTCTAGGAGAGTAAAGCCCTTGTTCTCAATCTTTGTCGGCATGGGCCACGCCTACAAGTCTCGGCGGATGCGGATCGGCTGCCCAATGTGATTGAAGATTTGGCCGAGCCGTACTTCGCTGAGGTCAGGAACCTCGCCCCGGCCCTGATTGAAGCCGGTAAAGCCGTCCGCCTTGTAGTAGAGAGACGGCTTGGTGCCGAGTGGATTTATACCGTTCGGGCCGAGATCCACACGTCGCCCATCGCTCTTGATGAACCTGCGTCTGTTGTTTTCCAGGTCTAGGTCCAGCGTGGTCGTATAGTCGGCCCAGATTTCTCCTATGTAGCCGGAGAACACCCGATCCTCGGCCAAATTTGTGCCAACCACAATATTGTTGATGTCGGAGAGACCTATATCGAAATCGTTGAAGGTAGGCGCTGCCCCATTCGAGACGTCGTTCTGGTACAGCTCGGACCTGGGCGAAGCCAGTTGGTTGTCGAAGGACCAGAGTGCGTGCACCCAGGTTCCATCCACGGGGAAGGATGAGCTGGAACCCTGGGAGATCGCGTCGCCGCCGCCCACCCGGAAGGCGGAGAACGTTATCCGGTCGCTGCTCTCCAGCACCATGTCCATCCTGGTCGGGCTCGAGCTCAGGAGGAACCGCTGGGCACCGAACAGGTTGGGCAGGAACCAGACCGAGACGATGCCGACCCTGGTGTCCGCCAGGGACACGCCCGTCGGCGTCTGGATGCCGGTGGCACCGTCGAACCTGACGCTCGTGCCTTGCTCTCTACGTTTGTTTGATACATCCTGCAGATGGCGAGCCTGGCGTCCGGTTGCCGCTGGCCTGAAGCCCGAAGAAAACGGCCCGGTCATGGTTGACTATCTCCGAGACGGCAGAACCGGACGCTGTGAGCCGCGAGGAGGCTTCCGGCCGGCCATGGCGGCGTCGATGGGTGAACGCACCTCGAGCTCCCTGGCCAGGTCCTTGGGGCTGTCTCTTATACACATC